TTCAATCGCATGATTGTAATGATTGATTCTGTCTTCTAAGCCAATGAACCCACCATTGATTCGTTTTGTCATTGTCTTCATATCTCCAATATCTGCTAGTTCATTTAGTCTAGCGGCAGACCAGAACCAACAAGCAGAATGAATAGCATATTCTGTTTCAAGCAATAAATCAGGATTCTCAACTAGCACATTGCTCTCAAACAATGATTGCGAACACTTAGTGTAGTTGTTCTTTCCTGTAATCTGCACAATGCCCCTACCACGAAAGTACCAACCTTCTCCAGATGCTTCATCTCCATTGCCCATACGATTAGCATACACACGATTGGCAATCATTTGTGGTTTGCGTTCGTATGGTTTTGCTTGAGCCTCAGTAGGAAAGTATTTTTTAAAAGTGCCAACTAAACCTTTTGCAGAGTAATTCAAATTCTCTTGCATCAAAGTAAAACCACCAGATTCATGTCCACATTGTGCCATGAATGCCGCAACTCTATGCGGTGTGTCTATATCGTATTCCGGCAATATATTCAGTAAATTATTATACCATTCGTCAAAGTTTTTTACTTTAGGTATCAACTGTCTTACTGCATCTTCCGTAAAAAAGTCCATTGCTATCTCCTATGATTATCATAAGAGTATTTAGCATAGACTTAATCCCAAAGTGCTTGATAGTATTTGCCAAACAAACGAAATCCGTTTTGAATTCGTTCTTCAACAACTTTCATACCTTCATAATCACACTTGTATGTGTCGTTAGGACCATGTTCCATCCGAAACAACTTAGCGTCTTTTTTGAGAACTTCATTACCATCTTTGTCAACAGGTTTCCAAATCAATTCGTGTTCACCAGAACGAAACGCTTCTTCCCAAGAATCATCATTCTTGCAAGTAAATGCAAAAATCATTTCATCTAATACCCAATCCCAACGCTTAAAATGATTTTCGTCAGTTTCATATTCATTTTCTTTCGCTGGTGCTGAAGTTGACTTCAGTTCCTCTGGCACATCTTCATCATCAACATTTGGCGACCCATGCTTTGTGGCTTTCAGTTGTTTCAGCATAGGTAACACAATCATTGCGAGTGTGTGATCCATTGACCATGTGTCGTATTTGTCAATCTTAATATAAGACCTACGATTACGTTTAGACTCTATCCATCGGCACAGTTTCAATAGCCAAGTTTCTGGAGCATTCTTTGACTCTACAATTTCGTCCTTTGTAGTTCCATGAGAAAGCCATGTTCCGAAATTATGCACCCAATCAGGTTTGCGTTCAAAATCATATTCGTCTTTTACAGGCTTTGCCCAAAAGCAAAGTGCTTCGGCTATCTGATATGGTCCAATCCAATTCTTATAAGGTCCGATGTATACTTTCATGTTATTGTTGATTTCCTAGTGTAAATGTATGGATGCGGGTTGGGACGATCACGAATTGTTTCGCCAGATACAAATGGATCATCATTGTGTAATTCTCCAAATTCTTTCTCCATATAATATCTTCCCATTGCTTTAATACATTGATCCATCAAACTATTAGAACCTGATGAATCATCTTCTGCCCAAAAACAAATTGGCGATCTACCCCAAGTTTTATACTGCATTACATCATGGAAAATCTTTCGGTGTTTTTTGTTGCCAGGATCAAATGTTTCATGCGGTCTGCCAAACTGTTGAATCTTGCTCATTAATAATTTCACTTTCTATCATAATTAAAAGACGTTTTGATTCTCTACTAATTTCAGGAGTTACTGCCCATCCAAATCCTTCTGGATGCAATAACTCTTTTAAAAAATGTACAACTTCACGCTCAGTTTGTGATTTCATCTGGTTCTCCTAAAAACTTGCTTCTGACTGCATAGTCTTCAGGCATTTTTTCTACAATCTTTGTAAAATCATATGAATTCGGATGGTGTCTTAAAATACTTGCCGCACGTTGGCGAATGTATTTAGGGACTTTAGGTGTTACTTTCGGGTTCAACAAATCTAAAAGCATTTGATGCCCGCAACGCAACGCACGATATCTTTCGTCAGGTAGGGTCATAATTATTCTCTCTAATATGTTCTTCCATTGTTGTGAAAAACGTTTTAACTTTCAATTCATCATTCCATACTCTTGCGTAGTCATTGTCTTTATCGCACAATGCAAGTGCTTCTTCTTTAGTCACAACACGATGCGACACGATAGTTTCGCCTAAGTGTTCTTGCGAAAATTCTTTGGCTTCTTCTAATGTAACTGTATCAAGTGCCCAATCAACTTTATCTTTACCATATCTGTCTACGCCAACAGGCACTTCTACCATGTAGCGTTCACGAAACGTAGAGACAGTTTCAACAAGCACCCATTGTGTTTCAATTTTCTTCATAGTCCAACTTCCATCTTTATTGTCAATCCATTCAATACTGTCACCAGTTTGCCAACCAGTTCCTTCTAGTATATCATCATTCAATTGAAGAATCAAGTCACCTGTCTCGGGATCTTCTTCCAATTCTATAGTCCAAGTTTTGTTTGCCATGTTTACTCCTTAAGCGAATACATTCATTATAACTCAAGTTCTATGGAAAGTCAAACGGTAAGCATCCTCACTAGTCCTATGGTATCAATCGTAGTCAACAGTAGATAGTTAGCCAACATGCCAAAAGATTTCCTAGTCCAAGAAGCCCAAGCATACAAAGCACAGCCAGTGATCCAAACGGGATAAAGAGCAAGAAGCGGAGGGTTTGGGACTGTGATCGCCATAGTAATACTGCAACCAATACTAATAGCCCAAGCAAGCAACTCAATAAAAAAGCGAATCCTGTTAGACTTAAAGTCATCTTTTATCCATTCTACAGTAGGGCGAAACAAATCAATAATCATAAAACTAATCCAAGTTAAATAAATCGGGATGTGTTTTTGCAAAATACAATCTTAATAAATTCCAATGTTCAAAAAGTTCTTGTGATTGTCGTTCAACAACCATACGCTTGATGCCATACAATGATTCTAATACTTTGCTAAAATCATTAATTTGATTTTGATACACGCTATAATCGTATGGCTGACTATAGACTTTATATTCTTTCATTTGAAGAAACGTAGAGAATAATCGTTCAACAATAAACGGAAACATATTCAGATTAGGGTCTCTGCTATAGTTTGCGCTACCATGATAAATTTCTGCATCTTCGCCAGTTAATGCTTCAAGTTTTTCTTTGATATCTTTTACGAATGCAATGTATTCTAACCAAAATGCTTTTGTCGCAACAAAGTAACTGCAATAGCAAGTTGAATCTGTCATTACATTATCAAGCGCATTCGTATCATAGCCACCAGCAATAAATGCAGAACGAACAACTTGTTTAATTCCTGGATGAAAATAATCACCTTGTTCCCACACGTTCGCAGTTAGTGCATTCTGTACTCTAGCATGATTGAAAATGTAAACATCAAATCCTTCATTTTCATCAATAGCATTTTTGATTGTGTTAGCTTCATAGCGCATCTTGCTTTGCCAGCGAGGACCAAACACACCCCAAGCATCTAAGTCATCTGCAAAGCCTTCATCAATGATACGATTGAACGAATGAAACTCACGCAACTCTGGATGTTCATTTGACGTATTATCAAATGGTGTTAACAAAGGATCAACTAAAGCAATCTGTCTGTCTTCAAAACAAATCTGAAAAATCTTATAGTTCAATCTGATACCCTCGCTCCGTTCGGTGCAATGTTTCCCTCTACACCAAGTTTACCAATGTTCTCAATCAGTATAGGATCAAGATGATGAAATAACAAATGTTCAATATCAATGTATCCCTTTGCGTTCAATCGCTCTGTCATGTGATTAAACATGTCAGTATAAAGGTCTCTAACGTATGGAAGTAAGAATGCATCAAAACTCCACAAGCGACTCATATATTGTAGTGATACACCACCTGTAATTTCTTGTCTGAATTGACTTGTGAATGGACCACGAACAATAATCTTATCTACCGCTTGCATGTGTTTATCATAATTGAAATCATCATTCAATGTATAACGCCCACTCATCTTAAAGATACGTTTATATTTTTCACGCCAACCATCGTCAATAGCTTTATCAAAGAAAGAACCATACATAATAATTTCAATCATGTTCTTAACAATGTCGTGATTGGGTACTTGCTGAAGTTGTTGAATATTTTCAGCGTCAGAAAAAGTATAAAATCTATCAATGTATTGTGACAATATATCACGTTCTGTTTTTGTAATATCTTGATAGCCACCATCTAGCACAATGATATCCGCATCACATTTATTTCTTATAGACTTACATGTTTCAATAGTTTGTTCAAGTCTTGTTTGAGTATCATACACACCATGCTTTGCATGAATTGCTGACGATACTAAAAATACACCATCACTCATTTGTTTTCCTCACTTTTTTAACAGGCGCCTTCTTAGGCACAGGTTTGACTCTAGGCTTTTTAGGCGCAGATGCTTTCATTATCTCTTCACCACGTTTGTTCAAACGTTTGAATACTTCATCTGGATCCATCCAAATGTCTTTATTCTCTAACATGGATTTGATTTCATCGTCTGTTAAGAATCCTGAATAGACACTTCGCATAAATTTATCTGACCACTTGCGTTCATACATGATGTTGTCGTACATTTCACCACCCTTACCGATGGTGCCACCAGAGTAATTGTGAAACATGAACATGGAGTTTTCTGATATTTCAAAACCATCTGCGGCTAAGAATATCATTGTTGCGGCTGACATACATGCACCTTCTACTGATGCAATAATGTTTGCTTGAGACTCTGCCATAACACGCATCAACTGCACAGCAGTAAATAAATTACCACCAGGAGAATTGATGTGAATTTTAATTATGTCAGTTTCATTTGCGTTTCTAATAACTTCAAACCACTCTACGTATTCATTAGGCGAATTTAATTCGCCACACAAATATAGTGTGTGTAATTGTCCAATTATTTTTGGTTGTCTAGGTTTTTTGTCATCATCTAGACCAAACAACGAACTAAGTTTTTCTTCTTCCATGATTATCACTTTCTATTATAATATAGAGTATACTCTACTTTGTTTCGGATGTCAACTTGTCAACCCCATATTTGCATAACCAATATGCATCAATTAAGTCGGAAGAAGGATTCCATTGCTTCTCAGTCATATGTAGTTCGTCTTTTAAACGAATGTCATTAAATTCCTCAAAGACTTCTTGCATTCGTTCTTTATTTGCATTACCTTTACCAGTAGCATATTTCTTAAGTACTGTTGGTGGTATCTCTGTACACTCTACGGCAAACAACCATA